TTCGTCAATAAAACCAAACTCTTGCTCAATTTCCTCATCCGTCAGTCCCTGCCACTCCTTGACATCTTCACCCTCTACCTTCAACTTATCACCCTCACGAATACCTGCCTTGATAGCCTCTAGGATACCGTGACGAAGCAGGGACTCAGCTTCCTCATCTGTCAAGTCAAAGGAATAACTGACAGTACCGTCATCATTGTCCTTAATCTTTTCAACTCTCATCTTTTACCCTTTCATACCCTGCAACAATAGCCATATTACCTATTTCAACAGCACATTCTTCATGTAAATGAACATAAGTACCTTTGTTTAGATATGAATACCAACTAATCATTGGGGTTCCTTTTGGAATAGCTGTTTCACAAGCACGGCACATAGCATCTCGCTTTGCAGGTCTAGCTTCAGGAAGAAATTTATTCATTTATCCACTCCTCTGGTATTGTCTTGTCAGCATACAGGTAGCCATTCTTTCGACACCACATAGCGTAGGTAGTTTTAGATGCCTTACTGATACGAGCATTAGAGTTGCTGAACACAAACCTAATGTCTACATCTGGATTATGTTTCTTCACCATCATATGCTTCATACGATCAGCAGGTAAGAATCTACCTTTAGTCTCAACGATGATGCCATTAGGAAGAACAAAGTCGGGTGTGTATACATGCTCAGAAGCAGGTCGAATGTACTTCAACTTAAGCTTCTCATACGTGTATTCTACACCTAACTGATCCAGTTGTTCAGCTACTCTTTCTTCGAGTCCGCTGCGCCATCCATGCTTAATTGCAGCTTGCTTGGAACTTGCCATATTTGTCCTTCATAACGTCTTAACCATAGAAGTTGACCCTGTTCTGTAAAATACTCCATCGTATGTCCAAGTTTTTCATACTCGGCCCACGCTCTTTCCAATAACTCTTCTTGAGTCTTCGCGTCTTTAAGAGCTTTTTCAGCCTTTTTAGGGCCAATTCCCGCCAAGCACGGGATATTGTCAGTCCTATCTCCAGTGAGAAGTTGCGTTGCAAACGACTTGTACGCTGTAAACTCATCGACATAGTATCTCTCATCCTTCACAGGGTTATAGTGCCATCCTTGAAGCTGATCCAAGTCCTTATCCACATGCACAATCCAACACTCATCCAAGAGCTTAGTGGAGTCAATGGCTACGGTATCATCAGCTTCCTCACCAACCGTCAGAATAGCACCGTGACGCTTGACTAAGTGCTCCCGCAGGGCATCATAGTGCTTAGGCTTCACAGCATCCTTACGGTTGCCTTTGTAGGGCACTGTCTTGGCAATGTCATAACGGAAGTTAGATTTACCTGAAATCCAAGCCTTGTAATGATCGGCCTTGAGATTGATATAGATAAAGTCTTCTAACCACTCCGTTAATCGTGCCTTAGCGATACCGACTGGCTCATCTTCCGTACTGAATCCAATACGGTAGACAAGCTAAAGGAAATCAGCGTCCACTAGCGCAATCTTAGGATCATTTGACTTCATTTTTACCTCCTTCAAAGTGACGGATGCGATGGCAATTCGCGCAGAGAAGAACACACTTTGATAGTTCTTTCTCAATTTCAGAAAAATTCTTTCGACGCAAGATATTTCCTAAGTTATGTTCTTTTTCCGTGGGGTCTAGGTGATGAAAGTCATAAACAGGCAATGGAAACTTCCCGCCACAGTCTTGACAAGCACCACCTAAATAGTCCACAGCCCTTTGTTTCTTTTCAAGACCATCACGGGCAGTCTTCTCATTCCTTTCTTTAACCCATTCAGCATCTTGTTTAGCCTTGCGATAAAATTCCCGTGCTCGGGCGTTAGCGCACTCTTTACAAGAACCACCATGAGTAGAAAACAATGAAATGTCTTTGATAGAGGCACAAGCATTACAGTACTTCTGTCCCTGAGGAACTTCTTTTCCGTTCACTAGGAATTTGTACTCTAACACTCGTCCTTTTTCATCCCGTTTAGTAATGACTTTCTCAGAGGATGTCGTCATCACCATCATCGGCAGCGTCAGCACCACCGCCGTATACCACCAGCTCAGTCACAATGATCTTGCTGATAGACGGAGCAGCACCGAACTTGGCACTCATCTTGTGACGATACGAACCTACCAGAGCTGTCACCTTAGTTCCATTACCAATCTTCTCAATAGCTACTGGATTACCTTCAGCGTCCACAGGCTCGAACAAGAACTTACTCTTACCAACGATGTAGTTACCCATCTCAGGTTTGTTCTTGATGACAATACCGAGTTCCTTCAGAGCCTCACAAGCCTTGTCAGAGAGCATACCAACGGTACATTCATACTTGGTGTTGTCCTCGTTGAACTTGGTGTTGAACTCTTTCATCCAGTTAGCCCAAAAGAGTTGACCTGCGATTTTGACTGGTTTGTTATCCATGATTTTATTCCTTTTCAGTTGATTAGTTGTAAGTTGTAACAGCTTTTAGTTGTTTAGTGACAACATAGACATATTTTGGAGTCATTCCTTCTTCTTCTCGGAAAGAGTTTACAGCTTCCTCTACTGTTTTACCAGTAAATGAAACATAGTCCTGAAACTGTTCTTTGGGATGCTCCTCATTCCACATGGTAGCAATATAAAACTCACTAAAACCTTGTTCTTTAACAATAGGTGTCTTCTTCGTGGTCATTTAATTTCCTTCAATTCAGAGTTTATGAAAGTTCCTGCTTACTATACTACAGGGACACTGCCGTTCTTGCTACTCTCTAAGCTATGAGCCTAGCGCACCGAACCTTACCTTCCAGAATCCCAGTTGGTGTGTCAGATCAAGCTGATTACGTGGTGCGAGAGATGGGATTCGAACCCACACTGTAGTGATTTTAAATCACTTGCCTCCTACCTATTGGGCTACTCTCGCTTCTTACCTTAATTTTATCACCTGTTCAGGCAATGTCAACAACTATTTGCAAATATTTTAGTGTACATCTGCCCATGTTCTCCCTATATGACCTTCAGCGCCCACTGGACATCTGAAGTTTAGTTTATCACCTGCTTCTTTAGCGGAAGCAACCACAATATCCACAATCTGTTGTGCATCCTCCTCATAACCTTCAATGCAAACCTCATCATGGACAAAAGCTAAGAGCTTATAGTCGATTTTAGCTGCCTTCAGGTTGTGAGTCAAGCATATAATCCACTGTTTTGCAATAATAGCACCAGCAGATTGTAACAAACTGTTAAGAGCTGCGTGTTCAGATCGTACCCAGACTTTTCTTCCGTCCAGTCCCGGCACATAGCCTTTAGCTGCAAGTTTGTCAACCTTAGCTTTCAGCTTCTTTAAAGCAGGGGTGTTGTTCATAAAGTTATCAATCAACTTTGCCCCTTGCTTAGAAGAACCACCTACGGTTGAACCTACTTTAGCTGCTCCTGCTCCATACAATACACTATAGGTCAATGTCTTACTTAAGTTACGTGCATCTTTGTGCTCCTGTTTATCTTTTTTAACAGTACCCATTGGAACCAATCCAAAAGCTTGAGTGTTCTTCCAATGTACATCACCTTCCAAAAGTTCATGTTGCCAGTCAGCATCTTGCATATAGTGTGATAAGCACCTCAACTCAATGCCTGAGAGGTCACAACCAATTAGCACACGATCCTTTTCAACAGTCCAACATTCCCTACACTCCTTACCGTAAACAGATGAAGTGTTCGGGATTTGCGCCAAATTTGGACTCGAATGCGTACAACGACCAGTGACTGCACCGTTGGTAATAACCCTGCCGTGAACCCTACCATCTTTACCTACAGCGTCCATCCATGATTCAATCTGACTGATACGTTTGTTCAGCATCAGATACTCAGCAATGACTTGAGCCTCAGGTATCTTAATGTTCGCCAAGATAGTCTCATCTACCTTAGGTTGTCCATTATCGGTGAATTCCTTAGGCTTCCACCCAAGTTCCTTCAGTCGTTCTCCGATTTGTTGTCTGCTTCCCGGATTGAAAGTAACCACGCTGTCCTTGAGTCGCTTTCCTGTTTTGTCAGAGAATCGCTCAATGGTAACTGGAGGCCATCGTTCCTGCATTCGTTC